GCTACCTCAACAACAACTTCAGGAGCAACTATTGGCTCTGGAGCTGGTGTTGGCTCAGGTACATTAGGGACTTCTACTACTGGTATTACATCTTGAATATCTGCCATGATTTTTCCTTTTTAATTACAAGCCTTCGCCCGGAGTGATATAAATAGAAGCGTTTGTTCCGTCACCAATAACTCTTGCATACACATTTGTATTGGAATTGACTTGCGGACCAGTAATTACTCTGTATCCATAAGGAGGCAATGCAATGACATAGCCCGGAGTTACATCTGGCAACGCCACATTAAAGGTGCTAGTAGAGTTAATCCATACATAAACAGCCGAATTGGTGTCAGCGTTAGCTAGGTAATACTGGTTTGATGGGCTATCAGCAGTAATGGTAAATACATTGGATTGCGTGTTAGCAGCACCAGAAACGGATACTTTTACCGTTTTTCCCATCGGTTGAAATGCAATGTTATTTGCCATTTAGTACACCTTCTTTTCTTTCGCTCCAGATGGGCTTAATTTTGTACTGTAAGAACCTTCAGCAAAATCAAACATTGAGCGATAGCCGCCTTTTGGTAGTTCTCCGGGTTTCCATTTAGTCATTCCAGCGCTGCCGTCTCTTGGCAACTGTGGACGAATAGCCGTAGCTACCTGCTGATTCTGCTCATGGTCCCTCTGGTGTGGTCTGCTTTTCATGCTGTTTCCTTTCCTTTGTGTTTATCACAAGATAGCTGAAGATTACAAATATTGCTAGTGTTGCTACGCGGTCCCATTGTGGTCCCCACATCACCCAACACGCTAAAGCGCACGACATTGACAGAGCCAAAATCGTTATGAGCCGGTCTGAGATGACCGTTAATGCTACTTTGATGATAGTGATTGCATCCATGAATATCCCCTATTCGATTAAAGATACTCATATTCTAACCTTACTCATCCTCATCATCAATAGAAAAACCACTTCCCCACTCATCATCGTTCATTTTGAGCTTAATTGCTTCTAGCTTTAATGCTCGGTCTAACACCTTAGTTTTGTCAGTAATACTTGCTTCAGGGTCAGCCATCACTTGCGTTAGCATAGTTGAGATAGCCTCTTCTAAAGCGTTGTTTATCCCTCTTTGCTTCTTAACCATCAAAATCCACCTAGCAATTTATTTAAGCTGTAACCGGCGACGGCGCCACCACCAACTGTAGCCCCCACATAAGGCAAGATACCTTTTAAAGCGGTTATTGCCTTTGCTTTATCAGTTTCTCTAGTCTTAACATCACGGATTTTGTCCAGCATTGCAATAGTCTCTTCTCGACTTGCAAGACCTCGACTTTCCAAGCCTTTAACAAAAGATTCAGCCGCGCTAATACTTCTATTTGTAGTGGTTGCATTAAATATATCCCTTGAGGATTCGCTTACAAACTTTTGATTTTCTTTAGTTAAATTTGCGAGCTTTTCAGTTTTTCCCTGTGCGCGTTGAGATATTTCTTTAGCGCGTTGAGACAGAGCCTTGGCGCCCGTAGATTTCTCGGCAGCTTTAACCTCATTCGTTGCAAGCGTTTTCGCATACTCTTTTACCTTTGCAGCAACAGCAGGAAACTCTTGAAGATATGCGCCTTTGGATGAGTTAATCCAAGCGTCAACAGCTTCAGCAGTATTAAGTTTTGATAATTCATTAGCAGCGTGTTGAGCAGCAAATGGCTCTAATGTCTTTTTGCTAATATCCATTCTTTCCAAAATGCGAATTTGCTCTGGAGACTGAAATACTTTGGCTGGAATTTGAGTGGCGTCTGATGTAAAGATGCCTTTTAAACCCTCAACTTCTTGAGTCAACACTTTACCAACTTGAGATTCATAAGTATTTAATGGGTCGCTCATCTTGGCATAAACCTCTCTAAAGGTTCTGCCGGTAGGAGCGAATCCTGCAACTGGTTTACCGCTTTCGCTAACATAACCATAAACAGAGTCTTCTAGCTTTTCGGCTAGCTTACCCATGTACTGCTGCTTCATAGCGTCCGCGCCCGTCATTGTCGGTTTGTTGGCTATTTTTTTTGTTTCTCTAATAACTTTCTCAATCTTTTCAATTTGAGAACGAACAATCTTTCCTTGAACCTGAACTCCAGATAGGGTTTCCATCAAGTCTTTAGCAGCCAATTGTTCAGATGCGGTATATTTTCCGGCATTAACAGGGGACGCGATATCTTTAAGGTTTTTTAAAAACGCTTGACCGGTTTGAGATTGAGACCAAAACTTTCCAGCAGCTTCACTTGCTTTGCCTTCTGCAAAATAAGCGTCTTTAAGAACATCGGCAGCTCTACCTCTAGCAACATCTAATTGCTTTTCGGTGCCTTTAGCAACGCCTCTAAGCCCTTCTCCGACTTGATATTCGTTAGTAGGTCTGCCAATCTTGTTTAAAGTGCCTTGGCTTTCAGCTTTGGCTAATTGAGCATCGGCATCAAAACGCTTTGCAGCATCACGAAGATTGATTTCTTGGCGTTGTTGGTCGGTGTAAATCTTTTCTTGACCGACTTTTTCAGTTTCTTTAATGCGGGTGCCAGCCTTCTGTCCAAGCTCTTCAGCGGTAGTTGTCATCTCACTTAATGCTTTTTCTAGTGGTTTTCCCCTAGCTTTAGAGACAAGTTCCATGCCTTTTTCAAAAGGCTTTTTAACTACATTTTTAACAATTTGACCGGGGGTAACAAAACCGCCAGCAAATTCACCGCCAGTACGATAACTTTCTAGCTCAGGGCGAACACCGGGTTTTGCGCCAACAGCGCTTTCAACTTGCTGAAATCCTTTTTCCACATCTTCCGAACGAGGAAAGAAAGTAGGCGAACCCATAAAAGTACCGGTTTCACCTTCTCCACCAAATAATTTTGGAACGGTAGTGGTAGCAAAGTATTCAATATCACCGGGACCGCCAAGTGTGCCAGCGGCAACACCGCGAGCAACTGCTCCAGCCTTCTCCCATCCAGTAGCCGGCTCTTGTGGCTTAACTTCTGGAGGCGTCCAACCAGAAACTTCAACAGAACTTTTAACCTCAGGAGGTGACCAATCAGCCATTATTCTTTTCCTTTAGGAACCTGTTTTCCATTCCACCAATACAATTCGCCCGGTTTTAGCTTGGCATACTCTTCTTGAGTGACATTAGGTTGCGCTGGTATATCGCCTTTTCCAATAGACCGGTTATAACCTTTCTCAGCATTAGGGTCAAAATCGTTAATTTTAAGACCCATCTTGGTTAAATTTTCTTTAGTCAATTTATCAGGGCTATGAACTCTAGCCTTTCTTACTACTTCATCAATTTGTTGATTCATTAAATTATCAAAGCCAGTAGCATTAAATTGATTTTGACTTAACAAATCATTAAAGCGTTTTTGGAACTGGACTGTAAAGCCTCTAGCTCCACCAGCTAACGAACGCTCGTAATCAACAAGGTATGAAGCATAGTCTTTAGCAAAAACTAAAGCCTCTTGACCAGACCTATCTTTTGCTAAAGCAGGGTCATCTAGAGGTAAGGGTTTTCCACTATTCAATGAATCTACATAACGATTAAAAAATTGCTGAATTTGACCTGAGCGACCTACCCATTCAGGATGGTCTGCAACTTGATTTTTAAGAGCGTAAGCATGACCAATAGCGTTAGCGCTAATACCAACCTCTTGAGCGTCTTTATCTTTTAGGTTTGCACCGCTGTATTCTTTAATAAATGAAGGTAAATCACCGCTAACTCCAGCAGCTTTAGACTGTTTAACGGCTCGGTCCAGAACTTTATTAATGTCACCCTTAATCTCTTGTAGATATTTGAAGTACGGCTCTAAACCTTGCTTTTCAAGAATTTGTTTGCCAATTTGACCGCCCATCTTTGCTGCGGACTGGTTTGCTAATGCTTCAGCTTCGCGTCTATCGGTTGCCATCATCTTGTAGGCTCGGTCCGCATCTTTGGAGGCATCTTCAATAATTGACTTGACCTTAGTCATCTCTTTGTCAAACTCTTGCTTTTCACGATTCCATAAATCTGAACGACCTTGCTGCCAGCCCTTCATCATTCCAGACATAGAGTTCATAGAGCCAATAGCGGACATTTTGCCAGCGCCACCGACTGCCATACCAATAACGCCAATCAAGCTAAACAAAGTGGCTAGTTCAGGGATGTTTTCTTTGGTTGGATGAAGTTCAGGATAAGGAAAATCTTTACGAACTTGGTCCACTTTAGCTTCAATAGCTTGTGTTCTTTCACGCTCTTGAGTTGCAATAGAGGCTTGTACATCGGCTTGATATTGTTTTTGAGCCAGCTCATTAGCACCAATATCTTGCCCTAATTGTTGTTGACGCTGCAAAACCCTAGCTTCTTCTTGCTGAACGCCACCCAAAGACTTAGGTGCCTTTGTCATGTCAATACCGGGAACGCCACCAAACTGAGTCTTAATTGCTTGCTCAGTAGGCGCAGCCGGTAATGTAAACGGCTTTAAATTAGCCGACTCTTGAGGGGTAACTGGATTAATTGGGTCAGCCATTAGACGGTCCTCGCCATTGGTAATCCAGCCGCTATTCCGGCAAGACTTGTGTAAAAGTTATTGCTTGCAGCATTTAATTGTTGGTCAAGTTGCATACCGGTGCGAATAGCGCCAAGAGCAATCTGGTCACCAACTTGGCTTACTTGCAATCCGTAGTTATATTGGTTTGTTAGCAATGTTTGACGGAAGGCTTCAAGTTGAGTGGCAGCTTGTTCAGCACCAACACCACCACGATTAGCTACGCCTTGAGCCAATTGAGCTTGTGCAGCTTTGTAAGACTGAACCGATTGAGGAGTTAATTCACCAGCTCCGGCAGCTCGAATTAAGTTTTGACCAGCCGTTTGATACGGTTGAGCAATAGCTTGTTGTTGTTGAGTGGCTTGCCCAATTTGATTAACGCCTTTTTTGTATTGTCCAGCGCCATATAAACCTAATCCACCAGCTAAACCAAGACGAGCAAGGGTATCTGGAGACATTCCCAAAATCTTGTCAGATGTTTTGGTTTGGTCTTGAGTTGGAGCGGCTGGAGTTTGCGGAGCGTAAGGAGAATCACCAATAGAAACTTGACCTAATTGAGTAGGAGTTAAAGTTGTGGGCGCGTAAACAGTACCGCCAGTAGGCAATTCTTGACCTTGTGGTACTGGACCAGATAAGTTGCCGGGAACAATAGGATTGAATCTTTGAGCATTTATTACATCTTGCTGTGTATAGGTTGGCGTGCTTGTTGGAGCGTAAGACTCGCCACCCGGAGTGTATTGCTGTCCTGTGCCACCCTGAACTTGAGTGAACGAACCACCGGGTTGAATGACATCATATACAGGGGATACAGGAGAGCTTGGCTGAACTTGAGAAGGCTCTGGAGAAGGGACATATCCACCAATTTCATCATCAAATTGAGGAAGACCAGTCTCAGGGTTAATTGTTCCACTACCGCCACGCTTTTTAAGAAGCGCTGCCTCTCTAGGATTAATGTGAGCGAGGATGGTATCGCCTTTTCTACCCTTAGCTTGAATGATTTTTGCCAATGCTGGCAAATCAAGTTGTAATGATTCAATTAACGCTTTAGCCATATTAAGCTCCGGTTTCGTCTTTAGTTCTTAAAGAAGCCTGATTCCAAACATTAGGTGTAGTTTTCTCTCCACCTCCGATATTAACTGGAGGACTAATATCCCCACCACCTAAATTTAATGCCTGAGCTAATGCAGAGCTGCCCGGACTTGAACCAGCACCACCAGTCAACGGACTAGAAGTTGGGGCAGAAGACGGTGAGCCGCTAGTGCTAGCAGTAGTCGTGCCTCCTGTTGGGCTTGCGCCACCAAATAAATTGCTTACATCTTGACGAATAAATGGGCTTGCAGCAGTCGTTACAGCTCTACTTGTCTCTGGTGAAACATCGGCGCCTTGCAATGCTTGTCCAATACCAGCGGTAATCGCGCCAGTAGCACCACCAATTTCACCTTGTTTAATAGATTGTTGCAGATTGCTGCCAGATAATTCTGCGCCAGTAAATCCGCTTGTAGCTCCTGAAGCGGCGCCTCCAGCAACAGCAGCGCCCGTTTTTCCTAAAGCATCGGCTGTTGCGCCAGTAACTTCAGAGCCAACAGCCCCTCCAGCAGCTCCGGTAACGCCGCCTTCACCAGCAGCTTTTAAAACACCTTCAACATTCTTGCCTTGAACCGCAGCATTTAGCGCGCCACTTGCAGCTCCCATTGCAGCGCCTCCAACGGCGGCTACGGTAGCAGTACCATATCCAGCAGCAGATACGGCAGCAGTAGCAGTTAAAGCGGCATCGGCAGCCATCGCAGCGCCAACGGTTGAATCAGTTGCAGCAATAATCGCCGCGCCCATTTCAGGTCCGGCAACGATAGAAGCAGCAACAGCGACTACGGTAATGATTACTGGAGCAGCGCCACCCATTATAGTTTCCCTTCTTTTATTAATTGCTCGGTCAATCTTCCAGCGGTAACGCCGTTACCTAATAATTGGAAGTCAATGCCCGGTCCTTTTGGAACTTGGTCTGGCGTCAATAACCCTGCTTTTACAGCATTATCAATAGCCATTGGATACATTTCAGGTCTTTGCAACGCAGCTTCAGCGTACTTTCCAGCTTGAATAACACGCTGAGGGTCAATACCAACTTGCTTGATAATTCTTAAAAGATTGGTTTTAGCTTTCTCTACTTCAGGAGAAGTTTCAGGTTGACGCTGTTTTTTAACAGCACCCATCACATCTGCATCCATCTGTTTTTGATTATCAATCTTTGGCTCAATAGGAGCCATTGGTTCAGCTATTGCCATAAATCACCTCTGTTTGTGTTGCATTGCACAATTCCAAAAAACCATTTTTTCTTGGGGCGGAGAAAACTTTTTTCATGGTCTAAGAACTCAAATTGAGGGCAGCAGCAATCTGTTCGTGAATGTACAGATGAGAAGCTATCCAATCATAGAAATCTGACTCATTATTAAAGTCCACATCCAGCATATTAAAGGGGTTATTAAGCCCTAGCAAGCCTGAAAATGCTTGGTGTTCTACCTGATGAGCCAATAACCAGTCATCTAAATTGTCTGTATTGGCGTCAATAATTGGGTAAATAGGCACCGAAATGCCTTGGTCCATGAATGTTTCTTGAAATAGCTTGTGTTGTATGCCGTTTTCAAACAAAAACTCTCCCAGAGAATCTACATCCCCGAATTTAACTATAGAGAGAGTGTCAAAGTTCATTTATTGTCTGCCTGTCGGTCTAAGCGGTCAAAAATACGACCTAACATACTTTTAATTTCAGCAATATCTATACGGTAATCGTCTTTACGGACATAAACATCGGTCAGCTCGCGCTCAATTTCACGCTGGTCAGTCTGTAAATCTTTAATAGCATCCCAGATAACTTTAAAAAGCCATCCAGCTATCGTACCAAAAGCAGAAAAAGCGACATTTATTAGTGTTTGACTATCCATTAGAAGGTTCCCGCAGTTCCATTTCTTCCGAAGGTGTTGGCAATGATGAACCAGTTAGAGCCATCGCCCTGAACTTGGATTGCATCATATTGGTTGGTTAATAATCTGCTTGTTGCTCCGTCAATGGTTTGTGCGGAAGTCGTATTTACCGTTACCGCATTGGCAGAGCTATCAATTTTCTTAATGCAATAAGTCTTTCCAGTTGCGCCTACGGCAGTTGGCAAAGTAATTGCAAAGGCACCAGCAGACACATTGGCTAGGATGGTTTCATCGCTTGCAGTAGCGGTGTATGCGGTGTTTTTAGTAGTAATTGCTGCGCCAATAGCAATGTTGCTGATTGAGCCGCTAGTAATTGTTACATTCGATAAGGTCAGGTTGCCAATAGAAGTAGCAGTACCGCCTAAAGAGATGGTGACATTACCAATTGTGAGCGAGCTATTAGCAAGGCTACTGTTAGGAATGGCTGCATTAATCTGACTTGGAGCAATGCTGATAGACACATTGGATGCCGATGTCGCTCTACCTTTAGCATCAAAGGTTACCTGAGCTACTGTGGCTGCATTACCGTAAGTTGCTGCAACAACACCAGAAGTATTGAGCGTTGGATTAGGGTAAGTACCAGTTAAGTCTCCGCCAGCAGAACCCGATGGAGCAGCGCTAATGGTTACGCTACCGCCTAAGCTAACGGCTGAACCGTTGATGGTTACAGAGCTATTTACAAGGCTTCCGTTACCAATATTGGTCAAAGTGTTTGTTGAGCCGCTAATAGATACGCCAGCAAAAGTTGTAAGCGTGCCACCTAATGACAATGAACTAGAGCCAATCGTTACTGAGCTATTGGACAATGCTGAATTAGGGATGTTGCTTAAAGTATTGCTTGCTCCGCTAATGGTCTTATTTGTCAGAATTTGACTGCCAGTAAGCGTAGCGACTACGGTTGTGTCAATTGCAGCGGTGACATTGACCGAGCCATTAAAACTGGTGCCTGTTAAACCAGTACCTAGAGTTAAGGTTCCTGTGGTTGAGGCAGTAACGGTTGTACTGCTTCCTAATGCAACAGAGTTGCCGTTAATAGTAATTGTGCTATTGGCAAGAAAGCTATTAGGAAAGGTTGCTGTTACCGATTGAATATTGGCACTATAAAAAGTGACAGTATTGATTGTGCCGCCAGTAATGGCTACTGAGTTGGCGTTTTGAGTTGCAATTGTTCCAAGACCGGTCACATTAGCGACTGGTACATTGGTCAATGAGATAGTGACATTGCCAGTAAGGGCGCCACCGCCAGAAAGCAAACCACCAGCGAGAACATTAACTGTGTTCGGAACTGCGCCACTAACATTTGCAACAGGAATAGTTGTGCTAGCAGTAACAGGGCTAGTGTTATTTGCAAACATATACCCAGTAAGGCTAGTAACGGTGATACCAGTAAATGCTTCATTAGTTGAGCCATCTACTTTTTGCCAAATAGAACCATTAAAAACAGCCCAATCGCCAGCAGACCAAAGAGCAGTTCCATCAAGGTTTGTTGTTCCTCCAACAGAGACAACATAGTAATCTCCCTTGTTTCCTACGCCTGATACCAGCGTTGGATTATTGGTCGAGGCGTTCCAAGAGCCTTTGTAATTCAAGGCTCCTATTGCATTTTGGAAAGCGCTGACCGTCTTGAGCATTAGCTACCATCGCCCGGAGTGATGTAAATAACGGTGCTTACTGAAGCATTAGCTGTGAAATAAGCGTTAGGTTGAAATGTCAAAATTTCATCGGTACCCGCTAGCAATGGTATGCAGTTACCAAGAGACGGATTGGGGGTGTTAGCCCCCGCCGTTGCAGTTGCCGCAGATGCGCCAAATCCCAAAAATACGGTATTTGAACCCGCATTTAAAACGCGATATTGGCAGCTACCACCATTGTTTCCTGAAATTTGTACAGGCGTTGGTGATGGATTAGCAGCCGTAATAACGACTGTGTTTCCAGTTGGGGTAAATGGCGCATTAACTGACATGATTATCCTTGTGCTGGTTGCTCTGCTTCAGGTTGAGCGTCCTCTACTACTGGAGCATTTTGAGCATTAAATTGATTGGCTAATTTTTCAAATAATAGTGAAGCTCCAGTCTTGCTCGGAAGCTCTCCAATAACTTGAATAATAAATTGCGCCTCGTTATCTTCTAATGTAAAAGTTTTCATAGTTATCCCCTATAAAGTTATGCTGCCTGATTAGCCCAAGGCAACGGTGGGCTTACTACTGGTGGATTAGCTAAATTAGCCACCGCCTGAGTAACGCTTGCTTCTACTTCGGATTGATTTACGCCATTTTCATAGCACCAGCCCAATACTTGTTCTTGAGTAAGTTGTGCATAAGGAGTAAATTGACCACCTGTAGTTGGCTGTGGGAATGAGCAAGAACCATAATTTGATGCGCTATGAGTTCCGTCTGTGCCATTACAACGCCAGCCAGCAGTTAATACTACTTGTGTTTGTCCATCAACAGGTTGTGTTGCCACATCCATGTATTCAATTTGCCATGTAATAGTTGTCATTATTTAGTTCCTAATTGTGTTTCTAATGCAGTTACTTTAGCGTTGAGTTCTTGAATAGCTTTTACAAGAGTTGGGATTAAAGTTTCGTGGTTAATGTTTTTATATTCAATACCATCTTCGCCAGCTTTTGATGTTCCAACACATTCAGGAAATATTGTTTCAAATTCTTGTGCAATAAATCCAGCAACATTTTTCTTGTCTTGACCTTTTCCATCTTTCCAATCAAACCTTCTAGGTTTTAAAGCCATTACAGCATTAAGTCCTGTATCAATATCTTTAATATTTTCTTTTAATCTTTCGTCTGAAATAGCAGTAATGACAATAGATGTGGCATATACAGTGCCGCCAAAACCAACATAGAAACGATACGCACTTGCACCTGTTGAATACACTTCATAAGTTGTACTTGTGTTTGTAGTAGCAGAGCCTTTTACCATCAGTTCTGGCGCTGTAGCGTTTGGAGACACAGAAAAACCACCGGCGCCGTTTTGACTTGTAGTACCAACCAACAAATTACCACTAGAGTCAATACGCATCCGTTCTGTTGTATATCCACCATTAGCAAATATTAAATTACTTCCAGCAACAATATTAGAAATCCAAGCATCGCCCGAACTAGCAGTTGGTGAAAAAGATAACCACGCATTTTGTCCTGAACCAGTAGTAGAAATTTTTATTTCAGGTTCGTTTGCTGTACTAACTTGAAGAACTTTATTTGAGCCATTTCTGCCACTTGGAGTTGTAGTACCAATACCTACATTGCCACTATCTGCTACATATAAAAGATTTGCAGAATTTGCGTAATTATTAACAGATACATAAGCACCACTTGCACCCGGGCGAATAATTGTTCCATCTGCTCCATCATTAGTTAAGCGAGGTGTTTTTGTTCCAGCTATGTTTGGTAATTGAAAACCACCTGTAGGAGAATTTCCACCTAAAGCAGAAATATATCCACCAACAACTAAATTAGTGCCATCAAAATATAAATTAGAACTAGAATTAAATGCACTTGTGCCATTACCAAAAGGTATATAACCAGCAGTTAATGATGTAAGACCTGTACCGCCTTGAGGCACGGTTATTGGTGTGCTTGTACTTGAAATTGTGACATTAGTTAATGTCAAATTACCAATACTGGTATAAGTATTGGAAAGCGTCATCGCCACATTACCTAAAGTAATGGGAGACGCAAAGTTAGCATCTAATTGCGCTAAAGGAATAGCGGTTGTGGCACCGGCAAAGGTGTACGGAATAGTCATTTAAAACCTCACTCTCAATTCGTGTTCGTATTCAAATCCATTTAAAACAAAGTTCGGATAAGTTGATGTCACAGTCATCCCCAAATACTTGCCATACTGTTGAGCATCGGTTTTATAGAGAGTATATCCCTGTCCGCCGAACCAGCCAATAGTTGTAGAACTATTATTTATCCAAATAATTGTGACGCCCAAGTTGTTGTACCAAGTTACAAAATTTCCCAACAAATACGCTGGACTAGAACCGGACTCGGAATCCACAGTCACGGACAATTCAGCAGGAGTTGTTGTAGTTGCTTCAATACCTACTTTTAATGCTTGTTTTGTACGGATGTTATCACCCATAGGTTGCAGGGCAGTTTGCACATAACTTGAAATATTAGCACTTGCATCGGCATAAAGCTGGACGCAATTAGTACCGTTAGTGCCATACAAATTTACTTTGCCGCTTACGGGCGCTGAAGTAATGTATTTGAGGTCATTGCCTTGACTGGTAAAGAACCATTTTTTCTCAAAAAATATTGCTTGCATATAGCGAGCAGAGCTTGATGTTCCCTGAGTTCCGGTGTATTTAAAGTTAAATGCAGCGCACAAAATGTTATTGAGTAAGACTTGTCCAGCCGTAGTTTCCTCAGTAACAAAGTCAATATTAGGGAAAACCCCATCTAAAGCATCTGAAATCTTTGAGGTTGTAGAGCCGACTAGCGCATACACCCCATAGTTGTTCATAAAAAGTACCGAACGGAAATATGGAAATAGGGCATAAGCCAGCTTGGAACCCACAGAAGCGCTGACATTGGTATTAGTAAACAGAGTAGTACCAGTATTAGTAACCCTAACATCCGAAAACACATTGATTGAGTCATCGCCAAAAATGTATAGAAAGTTGTTAGCAGATAGCAATTGCTGGATATTGCCATGCAAAGTTGAATCTGAAATGGTTACTGCGCCAGCAGAAACGCTTGTAAAGTCACTAGATGAGCCAGCAGCGCTGTAATAAACGGTACGACCTTGAGCAATCCATACGCGCCCAGAAAAGCTAGCTATACCCACATTCTTGTCAGTTGTGACATTGGCTACTGCCGTTGCATTGCTTCCTCCGCCTCCAGTAATGGTGACGGTAATATTTGCTGAATTGGTATATCCAGTTCCGGGGTTAGTCATAATGACTTCGGTAACTTGACCGCCAGCCAAAATAGCCGTTCCTGCCGCGTTAGTGCCGCCTCCGCCAGTAATTGTGACTACGGTGTTTGCAGCATTGATGTAGTTTGAGCCGCCATTAGTAACGGTGATGCCAACGGTACCTTGAGCAAAAGTAGTTAATCCAGCTACCGCAGTTGCGCCCGTACCGCCTCCGCCTACTAAAGTTACGGTAGGAGCAGAGGTATATCCTGAGCCAGCCTCCATCAAGCTGATGCTGGTTACGATGCCTGTATCTACAACGGCATTAGCGGCTGCATTAGCGCCTCCACCGCCTGTAATCGTCACGCTTGGGGCTGAGGTATATCCAGAGCCGGGCGTGGTTACAGAGATGGCTACAACGCCTCCAGATTGTATTGTGGCACCAGCAATAGCTTGCACACCATTTGAAAGGTTTGGAGCGCCAATAACGACTTGAGGAATAGAGGTATAGCCTGTTCCAATATTGGTCATGCCAATAGATAAAACGGAACCCGAGCCAGAACTAATTGAGCAAACGCCAGTAGCCTGAACTCCATTAGCTTGGTTTGGCGCTGAAATTTGTACTGTGGGCGCGGAAGTATAGCCACTTCCTTGATTGGTTAAACCTATGATTCCAACAGAACCAACATTAATAACGCTGGTGCCATCCCATGTGAAATACCCTTTTACGGGGTCACAAATCAATAAATATTCATTTTTCCATTGGGAAACATTGATATTGTCGATGCTAAAAGTGCCAGCAGCAGCAATTGTGCCTTTAGTTAAATTATCTAGTCGGACATATTCAGCGCTTCCATCGGACTCAAAAGCCACTAAATAATCCACCAATCCAATATTGGCGGAGAAAAAATACAAAACTGTATGGCTAAAAGTAATCCCTAAATTGGTGTAATTAGGCGTAATCTTTAAGTTGCCATAACCAATTGGCATAGCATTTTCAAGCCAAGAAAACTCGGTGTCTTCAATGGCAGTACGGTTAGCTTTAGTGTCAAGACCTTTAAATTGTTTGACAATAGCATACGATTTTTTTTGCTCTGCGGCTGCCATAATTAGTATGGAGTGCTATAAGGGTTGAGCATCCTTCTGGTGTAAACCGAGGTCTGTACCGCCATAACTTGTTTGTCATATTGTTGCTTAAATATTTCAGCTTCTCCAAAGGATTGCTCAAAATACTTCGCTTGATAAGCAGCGTAGAACTGAACCGGATTGTAGTACGGGTCATTGATGGTATCTGTGTCTGCAAGATTTACCATTGGTGTAGGCAAAATTACAGTATCAATTTCAACGGTATAAACTTGGTCTGGTACCGGAGAAATGTAAATCTGTGATTGCCCGAATACGCTAAACGCAATAGGGCGTCCAATATAATTTTGCCAAAAACGCAATTGCGCGTTGAAGTCTGTCCAAGACAAATAACGCATTGGAATACGCGTATTGCCCCAATACAAGTTAATGTTTAATACATCAAGAGTCTGAGTGCCTTGTGGCAAACATGAAAAATTAATAATTTCAGATGGTCCTGCATATTGCAAAGTAACCGTTCCATTAAGGAATGTAGTGCTTGGCGGATATGGATTAGGACCAGATGGATAGTTAGGAGCGGTAGTGCTAAAGACGCCGCCGTTTACTACTTTGTAAATAAAGATGTTATAGACAACATAATCGCCGGTGTTAGCTGTGCCACCACCAGTCCAGAAATAGGGTGTTGCACCTCCCGCTACAGGCGTAGTAGGTACAGTCGTAATTTGAATCGTGCGTAAGCATCCGGTATCCCGGACTACGCGCTCCCTGCCAGCATTAATGTAATCTGTTAATTGCTGGTCGGAGTAAAAGTTTCCATTAGCATCATGCAAGAGTCTTCTGACTTGCGTGATGTAGCCTTGCAGAGTTTGTGACATTGATTTTCCATATTAAGCTGCTTGGCTAAGGACTTTTCCCCCTGCCTTCTTTTGGGAGGGCAAGGGTACTCTTTCCACCACCGGGGATAACGAGTGATTCTTTTTTGGAGCTTGCTCCGAAATTAAGATTTTGGACAAAATAGCCAAACCTTCCGGTACTTCCGCTTTAGTTCTAATTAAACCTAAACGAGCAAGGAATGGTTCTTTATCCATCTCCATGTAACCAAATAAGTGACGAGCCACTTCTACCTCCACCTCCACCGTCTCCCCGATAGGAAAAGCGTACGGTTTAAAAGCATAATCAAAGTGTATGGGTTTTTCCCATGTGTTCGTCACAAATAAGGTTGACATAATTAGAAGCTCACAGTATCGCCATAAACACGAATATCACAAGT